TCATACTTCTTAATCTCTTCACCAGATGAATGACTTGACTTAACAGTGTTATCAATACCTCTAGTTGTAATACCAGTGATTGATCCGTTTGCAACTCCTGTATAAGATATGATTTCATTTCCAAGAATCGCATATCCAAAGTTTGTTGTTCCAACACCTACACCTTCAAAGGTTGCAAAGTTGGATGATGAAACCACAGATATATCTGATGAGGAACTAGTATCATAATCAGCAGTGAGTTTTGTAGATGGAATATCTGAATCAACTCCACCAATCTTAACCAAGTTATTAAATGAATGTAATGCGTGAGCTCTGTGATCAACCTTAAAGTGTAATCCATCGTTAGTTTGATTCACATCAATCGATGCAATCGTAGATCCACTTCCAACTGCTTTCCCATCAATTCCCATGAGAGTTGATCCATTATTAAATCCAAGTGTTCCGATACCTGTAACAAATGCACCTTGAATATTATCAACAACTAAACTATTGGTTGCAGTAATTAACCCAACAGATAGAACAGCACCACTTCCATTTCCAAGACCGAGTGTTCCAATTCCTAAAGTGTCACCGACTGCATAATTCTTACCACCATTTGTAAAGGTAACAACACCAATGACTCCATTCTCTACACGAACATTACCAACAATTCCACTTCCCTCACCAGTCTGAGTTTCCATTGGAATATCAGTGTATAAGAAATGACCACTAGCAGGAGTATATCCAGCGCCAGGATTAACAATAGTCACATCATTTGAACCATTGATTGTTGCAATACCAGCAGTATTAATAAGATTTGCAGATACATTTAAATTGTCAAACTGACCAATCGCAACGCCAGGCACTAATCCAGCAGCTGGAGTCGTTGATAATGCAGTTGATAATCCAATAATTGCCTTTCTAGAAAGTGATTGAATTGAGTTCTCTGGTAAAGTAATAATTTGATCATTACCTTCAGATAATTCTGGACTGAAGAATCTACCTACGCCTGGATTTGTATTAAAGTCTGCCTTACGAATTGTAAATTTCAGATCTTCATATTGACTTGCATCCCAAGTAACACCATTCTGAGACTTAAATAAAGATCCTAAGTATGGCTGCTGACTGATAATAACCTGTTGTTCATCAGGTAATCCAGCAGTGGATATATCCACTTCACCCATTCTTGATATCCAAACTGTATAGTTTTCAGAAGCTGATAATAGAACTAATGCATAACGTGATTCACCCTGTAAATAAACAGGAGAATCAAATGTGAATGTTGTTGGAGTTGATGCATCATCTGATAAATTAACCTGACTTGGATCTAAATTTACAACACTGAATGGTAATATCTTACTTGTGGGTAGTCCAGTTTCAACAGTTCTAATCTGTAATGTGACAGGTAACTCCTCGTCTTTTCCTCGGAAGAAACAATCAACAGATGTAATGAAAATACCACTGGTTTCATCTACAGTGAATGTTTGTGCTAATGGATCATCATCTTGTTCAAAGAAAGTTCCTGTAAGAGTTAATCCTGAGTCACGTTTTCTTGTAATTCGATTATTAACAATTCTTTGATCAGATACATTTAATCTTTCAATTTGAGGAACTTTAGTACTTAAAATTTGAGATTGAGTATTTTCTAATATTCCAGAAGCTGCAAAGTTTGCTTCAGCTGATCCTGTGACAGTTCCTGATACTCTAGAGTTAATTGGACTTGTAGTTAAACGAAGTGTTTTTGTACCAGTTTCAAATCTTGGATTTGCATCAACATTTGGATTTGGTATTTCATAACAAGAAGTTAATTGTCCTATACCATCAGAAATCAGTCTAACATCAGATATTGTTGCCTCTGCACCACTTGTTTGACCAATTAACTTTAGATTTTTAGCAGCATGTCCAAAGAATGAACCTTGAACCTGAGTTGCAAGACTAAACGTATCCACATTTAAAAGAGTAGAAGAAGTAGAATATACTGTCGAAATACCAACATTAGATTGATAAGGATTTAATGTACTAATTTTAGTTGGTGCATTATATGGGCCTTCTTTATGATTTGGTGCAGCAAGTCTAAATACAAACTTATTATCACTTGATTTCACAGTCTCACCAGTTTGGAATATACCAGAAGTCATATTAACTTCAAGGAATTTTGGTGTAGTGAAATTAGTTACATCAATGTTATCAAAATAAACATAGAAACGAGTTCTAGGTTTCATACGATGAGTTATAATTTCAATGTTTCTCTTTCTCATGAAAGGAACAATATCACGACTTAAAACTTTACTTCCTATAACTTCACTTGTTACTTTTGGAGTAACTTTATATTGAATACCATCTCTTGATTGTCCTTGTCTTATTTCAACATCCGTAAATGTTGTTGTTTGTGTCAATCTTGCATTTGATATTATACCTTCATTAGCATTACGATTAAATCCCCTAACCGCAATACTAGCGCCTCTCGCTCTCCTTCCTCGGTTTCCTAGTAACTGACCACCACTTACATCTATATTTCCTAAATTGGTTGAAGTTGATTGGGTTCTTGTACCCAAGATGGTCTCACCACCCCAATCTGTCTGCCAAGAACCCCAATTAACCTCACTAAATCCAGTTTGAGTATTAACTCCCAATTCTTTAACTTTTTCATCATATGCAGAATTATCCTCAGTAACAACTGTTTCAACTACTTTTGTATCTGTCCATGTATCAGAATCTGGATTTATTTTCATATCTCCAGAATAATAAACAATCAGATATGGATTGACATTTTCAATTCTTGATGCATAAACTTGTTTTAGATAATCTTTTTCTGAATAATCTAAAGTTAAAAGTCTTCCTGTTTTCTTTACATTTTCACCATCAATATCGGTTAAGAAATTGAGGTCTAATGTTGGATTTGCAGTTGTACCAATTCCAATAAATGATTTTGAACCAACTACTAAATCAAGACAAGTTGTGTAATGGCCAGGTCTTAGGTATCCATTTTGAGCATCAATACTCGCAGAAAAGTCTGGATGTCCAATCTGATGAGCTGCATGTTTTTTAAAGTTATCAACAAAAAATCCTGACTTGAATCGATTTAATCCATCTGAATCTGTAATTTGTAGATTTGCAGTATCTTGTTCAAGAAGTGAAAGTGCAGTATAATATTCAACTTGTTCAAGTCTTTTCTCAAGTCGTCCAATATCAGACATTCTAAAACGTTTATGATCCGTTCTAGTTACAAGAACATTTTTAATATTTTTTACAAATGCAGGCAAAGATACAGATGCAACTTCTATCGCATCACTAATTGGTTGTGGTGACTTAGGATCATCAGAAGGCACACCTTGTAAATATACAAACTCGCCAGCTTTATCGAGGAATAACTTATCCTTTCGAGGTAAGTAATAATCGTAACTTACAACTAAATTTTCATCTGGAACTAAAGGATCAGGAATGTTATTTTCTTGTGATGCGAAACTTCTTGATCTAAAATCAAATGGTGATATTGTTGATGATATATTATATCCAGCAACTTTAGGTCGAATATCAATTAAATCACTATTTGGAATACGATAAGTAACATCAATAGGTACTTTTGTCTCAATGCCACTAGGATAACTTGATGCAGTATAGAAATCCCCAACATCATCTGATGTCACGAAGAAGTTTTTAAATACAACTTTTAATCTATTTGTTGGTGCTTCAAAAATTCCCTTTCTTTTAATGAATGAAAAGTCATAATATGTTGGTTTTATATTTGAATCTAATTCAAATTGATTTGTAATATTACGATCACCCTCTGTGGTTGCAGTTACAGAAGCAGTGATTCCTGATTTTTCTGTTTTAATTTTTTCTCCTACATCAAATGTATTTTGATTTAAAAGAACAATTCCCAACGTAGTTACGTTTGGTTTTTCAACAACCAATCCAACTGCATTACTTGCTAATCCAGTAATCTTCTCTCCAATAATTAAATCTGAATTATTTCCACTTGGGCCATCATACGCAGTTAAAGTCAAAGCGGGTAGATCAGGATCTCCAGCATCATTTGATTCAATGACTGCAAGTAATTCAAAAGCATCAGCAACATTTAATGATATTTTTCTGTCTTGAACTCTTGTTCCAAAAATGTCACTAGAAGTTAAACCATCATTTAAACTATTTGTTCCAATTCCAGATGCATCCTCAACAGATTTATTAACAACTAATACATTAGAATCATTTACTTTTTTTTGTTTGGTTACAACTTTTGCTTTAAGAACTGTTGCAAATAAATTTGCTTTTCCTGAGGCCTTACTTAATCCAACAAAAGTAACAGTTTTCTTATCAGCAGAAATCGTTATTTGACTTGATTTGAGTGGTTCAACTGATCCGTCATCATATGATATAAAATATCTTTCTTCATCAAATGGTTGGAAGAATAAATTTGCACCAGCATTAGGAGATGTAAATTGATTATTTGCAACTGTTATGTTAGTGAATTGTTTTCTTAATTGAATTGTTGTATTAGTTACATCGAGACTTTCAAGATTAAAATGTCTAACAGGTGTAACAAAATTATTTGAACCTACTCTAAATGAAGGTGATCGAAGAACTAAATCATTAACATCAATTGAGCCAGGAATCAAACCATCTGAAACTCCACCATTGCATATACCAGCAACAGATGTAACTCCAACAACATTAATTGTGTCACCATCAGTTGAAATCCCTGTAATTCTATTGAAACGAGGAATATTTTCGCCAGGGACAGTATAACTTATAATATTATTTGATGTAATAATACCAGCAAAGTTTTTTCCAGACGCAGTGATAATACCAGCATTTCCAGATGTATTACTTAATCTAAAATTACCAGATGTTAATCTGCTGAGTCTAACAGTTTTATTAAGTAAAAGATCAGCTTCAAATGTTGAAACACCAACTGCACTCTTTAAAGATTTAACATCATTAAATGTAAAATCATCAACTTTAGTAATAATTCTTCCGTTTTGTTTTCCATTAATTAATATTGATTCATCTTTTAAAAATATACCATTTACGTCTATCAAACTAATATCTGTTACGTTTGTACCAGTTGATCTGACAAATCCTGTCGCACCACTTCTCACACCTTGAATATGAGTTCCAAGTGTTACAGAGGTAATTGCAGTTCCAACTTTAATGTTTGTAAATGTTTTGATATCAAATAAACGAGTTTCAAATTGAGTTGTTTCATTTACAAAACTTCCCGACTGTGCTTTAAAATCATAAAGTCTTGCAAGTCCAATTTCTGATCCACCACCACCTCTTCTTTTATCAAGTAATGCTACAGTTGCAGTGGTTCCAATGCCTAAACTTGGAGATCCAAAAATGTTATTTACAAATATAGGATTTCCTGTAGAGTAAGTTATGGCTTCTTGTTCAATTGTTTTTGTGGTTCTTGGTTTTGGAACATCAATAAAAGAAGTTGATATTCTTTCAATTTTATATCCTCTTATATAAGCTACGCCAGGTGATACTTGAACTGTCATCAGATCATCTGATGGTGTATTACCTTCAGATGTTTTTTGTTCTGACGTATAAACTCCTTTATTTCCAATCTGATCATTTAGAGATTCTTTTACAAATGTTTCAAAGGGTTTAACATAGTAATCTCCAGACTCATCAAAAGTTCTTTGTGCTAAAGTATCATTAATTAAATTATATTGAGTATCTCTTACAAATGTTTGTAATTCTCCTTGTTCAACACGAGCAATTTCAATAAAGTTTTGGTCATTTGTGTCATCAAGTGATTTTTTAGCTAAACTAATATTAATTTGAAGTCGATCAGCGCCAGGTGCAGCAAAGTTTGTGAATCCAGAAGCATTATCATTTAATGATGGATCTTCGTCAGCGCTAATAAAGTTTTCTTGAACATCAAAACCAATGCGATACGATGGTGTATTACTATACTGATCTAAAATTAAAGTTTCATTTTGAACTTGAGAAAAAATTCCACGAACAAAATATACACCATCTCCAATTGACATTGCAGATCCAGTTGCATTTGCACCAAAAGCTAAGGTATTTGCAAATGGTTCATTCGCAGCAATGACACTTGCACCATAAACTATATCTTGATTTGCAGATAAACTTTCTCCATCACTAAATTTTTCAGTGACAAAATCATCACCAGATTTTTCATATCTAATGTATAAAGTTAAATTATCTCTATCTGAATCTACTTTTGATAATATTTTTTTAATCGTTGCAGTGACACCTGATCTTTGACCTGTAATTCTTAAACCAACCAACTGATCTGAATATAATGATACTGGAATACCTAAAAATGTATCTTCAACTTGAACACATGTAAAATTATCATCATAACTTAAATTGCCAGGAATTACCTTTGAACCCTCTTTAAAAAAGTGAGTACCAAATTGTTCGATTTGATTTTGTAAAATCGATTGTAAAGTGCTTAATTCTCTTGCTTGAACTGGAGATCCAGGCTTAAAGAGAACTTTATAAAAGTTTTTATCTTTATCAAAATCGTCAAAGTATGGCGATACGTTTAGATTGGTTTCCTGTGGCATGATTCTTTAAAATTCCAGTACGATCTTGATGTCTTCTTTCTGTTGAGAACTACGAGTCACAGCGGCTCTGTTATCAACATATATAATGTCACCACTATATTTTTCAACTTCGGGATTTGCAACACCCTTCACAAAACTCATTCCTAAATTGAAAGTCCTACTATTTATTGAGGTAGAGAGACCAGGCTCTAAAGAAGTTCCGAAATTAGTATCTATATTTAGATTACTTGTTCCTCCAAATATAGTTGTTCCAGCACCTGTAGCAGGATCAGCACTAAATCTGAATAATTCAAATCCATATGTAGGTGCAGTTCCATCAGTTGATATTGCAAGTCTGCGATCTTGCCAATACTTAAGAACTCCTGTTGTCGCATCATAATTAATTACACGACCAACAGCAGTTGATCCAATACCAATTTCCTGAGTTACCTCAGAGTCAGCTGTAAATGTAGTAGTTGTTGATCCAGCACCAGTGAGTTTCAACGCATAAACAGCACTCGCTTTTGAAAGTGTAAGTTTATTATCTGATCCAAATGCAAGAGGATCACGACAGAGACCAACACGAGAAAACTGATTTCCTGTGATAAAATCTGGATTAGAAGTATCGTTTTCTAAACGAGAGTAAATTAAAACACGGTTTGAACCCAACTCACGATATATATCTGCACCATGTCCATCTTGAGGTGGAATGATTACATTAAATGCAGCATCAGTTGATCCTGATGGATTTGTTAAACCGACATCACTTAATCCAACTGATCCAAACGTATAGTTTGATCCACCATTAGTAATTTCAACTGAATCGATTTTACCAGCAGCATTCACAACTACAGAACATCTACCACCACTTCCATCACCCTTGATGGGAACGTTATTGTAAGTTGCAGCAGTTCCATAACCAACACCACGATTTGTAATGGTCACAATTTTCAACTGACCACTCGTTGATGCGTTATTTCTCACCGCAGCAACATCATTATTAGAAGACCAATTTTGAGGTAATGGTATGAAACTTGTCGAATCAAATTTGATGATACTATTTGGATCGATTGTAAAAAGATACTTCCAAATATATCCGTCTCCAGATGCACCAGCAGATCTTGGTTCTAG